AGATTCATGATGCCCCAACGCTTGGTCGCGGTGGTCTTGGTGGAACGGGCATTGCTCGAAACGATCTTGTTCTTCATATGTAGGTCTCCTTAAAGGACTTCACAAGCCCCGCCAACGCAGGCGAGTTCTTGCGAGCTGGTGGTTCTATCATCCGACTCGAACAGGGACAGCATACCCCAGTCGATTTCCGGCATGGCCGCTAGGGCCTTCTCGTACACCTCACGACTACACTCATCGTACGGCGCTTGCTTGTACGTTCCCTTGTTCATTGGCAGGAACGAGACGCCAGTGATTTCATCGAAGTGCTTGTAGACCCAAGCACCAACTTCCATCCACTGGTCTTCCTCAATAGACACCGTGATCGAGACTTGGTGCTCGGCCCAGTGCTTATTGTAGGTACGCCACAGCTCTAGGTGGCTCAGCGCGTCCACATCGTCTCGTGTGGGAGCGCCCTCTGGAACTTCCATCGGGAAGTAGAACACGGTGACCGAGTCCTCTGCCATGATGTCAGGCTCGTGCGGCACGCCGTGCGCCTTGAGTAGCTGGGTAACCGGGTCCTTGTTGTCCTGTCTCACGGCACGGATGTAGTACCTAGAGTGGCGAGGATGGATACCGTTACCAGAGTGGACCAGCTGGCCCACCGTACCCGAAGGCTTGACGCAGGTGCTGGCCGCTGCCGGGTTGATACCCAACTTGATGGACCACTCTGCGTTGGCCCGGTTGACGGTGTCCTTAAGGTGTTCGAGCAGGGCTTCCAGCTCGTCGCCTAGGGTGTAGGTCAGCGGGTTGTCATAGATGCCGGTCATCGACACGCCAAGCAGTCGCTCCTCTTCCGCGTTGCGCTTCCAGATAGGACGAACATAACGGAAGTTGGTGAACGTAGCCTGAACAGTACCGATCACAGCAGCAAGGTAGGCCTTGCGTTCCAGCGTCTGCGGCGTATCGTGAGGACGCACCACAATCTCGCTGAGGTTACACAGCCCGGCGTTGCGTAGAGCAATCTCGGCGCAGGGGTTGGTTCCCTTGATCTGCGACGGGTCACGCTTGCCGATAGCAGCTGTCTTGTCACGCATACCCTTGCGGTTGTAGATGCCGCGCTCACCGCTCTTGGAGCGATAGAGAGCATACCACTCTGGCATGAAGGTCGCCATGGTCGGCGGCTCGTCGTACACCGCCGAGTTGTTGGCAAGAGCGTAGTGCGGGCTGGACTTGCCCCAGTCACCGGCCTTGGCGTCGCGCATAGCGTGGGAGCCTAGGCTAGACAGGGAGATGAGCGCCGAGCGACGGACGCCGCCGACAACCACCACCTGCCCGATCTTGCACATTATTCCATGGACTTCAATATCAGAGAGCTTACGCCCAGCAGCACCAGTAAATACCCCGATAGTGTGATTGAATAGATCAACCAAGGGATCAGGGCCGCTGGCGCGTCCTCCGAAAGTTCGTAGCCGTTCTCCCTTAGCACGAACTCTAGACACATCAAAACGGGGAATCTTCCCAGCGTAGAGAAGATGAATAAGCTCACGGTAAGCACTAGCCCAACCGATGCGGCTGTCTGCAACCACGATAGTACTGTCAGTAGCATGTAGTTCCTCTGGTACTTCCGGCAGCTTAGCGACCTCGTGCTGCTCGCACGAGAAGCCCACACCAGTACCGCAGGTCAGGATGTACAGGCACTCGTCGAAAGCACGGGGATGGTCCACCACAATGAAGCTGCAGTTGTAGCCTGCCATGTGGTCCCGCTCTAGGGCGGGGCCGGCAGTCATCATTGCACGCATCGAGGGCATGACCTCAAGATTAAGGATAGCTGAACGAATCTCAGCTACCAGTCCGCTGTCGTCGATCTTGGGCTGGATGACGTGGGTGATGTACCGATCAACGGTCTCGTCCCACGTTTCGCGGCGGCCGAGGTCGTCGCGCCAACGGGCGTATCGGGATACAGCAATGAACTGCTGGAATGGGGTGGGTAGTACTACGCTAATGGTGGGCTCCTTAGATTAGTGGCAGCTGGTGTACCTCTTCGCCGTATGCAAACTTAAGGTCGCGCCCAGCGTTTGGGATAATAGCACCCGGCAGTGGGTGCCGGTTCTTTTCGATGTACGCTCTTAGGGTGTCCTCCCTAAGAGGGGAGGCTTTGGGTTCCTTCGGCTGGACGGACTCACCGGCTAGGGCGAAGTAGGCTGCCCCGTCCTCGTAGTCGTCAGCGAGGCCGGTAGAAGTGGAGGCAGCCCGGGCCATCTTCAAGGCCACCATGAACAGCCAGCCGTCCCGCTCGGAGAGGCGGTGCCCGGTAGCGGCGTTGAAGGCGTCCACCGTGCGCTTCATGGACCGTTCACCTTCCTTGCTGTCTCTGGACTTTCCACGCTCTTCCATGATCTTGGCGGCGTTTCGCAGAATTTGTGTAGCGCTCATTCGTTCTCCTGTCTGGAGGAGCTGACCTTACGCCAGCCCGAGTATAGGCAGGAGCCTAGGGCGATGCCCCAGACCCCTGCCACGGTTAGCAGGAACCATCCCATCAAAGGGGCGGCAGGTCTTCACCGGCAAACGGGTCGTCCTCGTACGGGTCTTCCGCCTGCTTGGCGACCACGCGGGCAGACGCCTTGGCCGCGTTCTCCTCCGGCAGGACCAAGTCCTCACCAGTCGAGACCTTGTGGAACTTCTGGGCGTAGCGCAGAACCATTGCTTCGAGCAGGCCGATCTTGTCGGCGGCCTTGGCCGGGAGGGCCAGCGCCTCTGCCTTGATCGCCGCCTCGACGAAGTCGATGGCCGTGTTCAGGGCAGACTGACGGGAGATGATCTTCTGGCGGGCCTCGTCGGCGGCAGCCTTGTCGGCCCAGTACTTCTCCTTCGGGTCGTTGACCGCGATGCGCTGCGGGGCAGCCGCCGGGGCCGGGGCTTGGGCGACGTCGCCGGCGCCCGCACGGCGGAGCGTGCCGCGTGCCACGTTGCGATACCGGCCCTTGACCTCAGCGGTGAAGGTCACCGCGTCGCCGATGTTGACGCCGCGCGGCGCGTACTTGCCGTTGCCGTAAGACTGACCGTCCACGACAATGTCGTACATCTCGCCGAACTGCGTCTGACGCGAGGTGATGTTTTCGATGATACCAGTAACTTGCATGCTCATTTCTCCTTGTATTGTTCTCTGCCGTCAGGCCACACGGACCAAATCTTCTCGACCTTGCTGTCGCCCCAGTGCTTGCTGACTTTCACGCCAACACCTAGCGGCACAACAAACTTGTAGTTGTACGCTTCCCGCAGGAAGAAGTACACGTCCGTAGTCAGACAGTGCTTGCTGATCTGCTCGTATTCTTCGACGACGCTCTCGTGTAGACGGGAAGCGATGGAGTCGTGGATGGTGTTCCACAGCTCAATCGGCAGCCCGCGAGTGCGGTGCCAGAAGTACACCAGCGCAATCGGGATAATCTCACCAGTGGCAAACCCTTGGATGGGATAGTTGAAGATCGACGTTGTGTTGTCGATGTAACCCGACGACTTCATCGTCGTGCCCGGCCAGTAGAAGATCATACCGTATTGGGTACGCAGCTTGCCAGTGTTGAGTACCTCGTGTGTCCAGCTGGTTTGTGTGCTGAACAACCCTGAGTACTTGTTCTGGAAGAACTTGGCGTACGCTTGTGTAGCCTTCGTCTTGCCCCTTCCGCCGTACATAGGCGAGAAGGTCTGGGACTTGGCCTGCTGTCTCGTGTGCGGCTCGCCTGCCTCGGTCAAGACCTGAGCCGTGAACGAGTGAATGTCATCACCGTTCTCAATCTCTCGGATCGCTACCTCGTCACGCCCCTGCTGTGCTCCTACTCGGAACTCCAGCTGAGCGCCGTCAGCTTCGCCACACACCCAGCCATCTTTAGCGGCATAGAACAGCTTCTTGTATTCACGGGGCAGGTTCTGTAGCTGTGCCCCGCGCTTCTTCTTCTCTCTCCTGAATAGGAGTGGTCGCCCAGAAGAAGAGAGACGACCCGTCTGTGTGAATCCTTGGTTGAACACGCCGAAGAAGCGGGAGTCATAGTCCTCGACCACGCCGTTGAAGAACTCCAAGTTCTTGGTGAGCAGGGAGTTCAGCTTGTTCAGGCGCTTGTACAGCGACAGGAACTTCTTCTGATCCTCCGTCGTAGCTTTCAGCTTGGACAGCGTGTCCGCCGTAGTGGAGTACGCTCCCTTGCCTGTACGTAGCGGCTGCTTGGTCTTCGGGTCAAGCGGTGGGCTGAACCCTAGTTCCTCGTACAACAGCTTCGCTAGCTGCGGCTTGCTGCGTAGGTTGATGCCCTTCGACAGCTCGGCCAGCTCTGCTCTAACCTTGGAGTACTCGTCGACAGTGACCTCGTACTCTTGCTTCACTCTCCCGGCGTCAAGCTCGCATCCGTTGAACTCGATATCTGCCAGCACCGCGCAACACAGGTTGCGGGTAAGAACGAGATGGAACAGGCTGTCCTTCTCCAGTACCGCACGTTGCATGAGGTACAGCTGGTAACAAAGCTCCACGTCCCTGTAGCAGTATTCCAGTAGCCATTCCCTTGGAATCTGAGAAGGGCACACACCTGTTTCAATCATCTGAGCAGCCAAGGGGGACTTGCTGCCCAGACCATATCGCTGAGACGTAGCCTCTAGACCGAGGTCGTAAGGCCCGTATCTGTTTCCTCCAATCACCCACTCAGCGAGGTATGTATCAAAGACTAGGATATCACGCAAGTCCATGCCCATCCGCACTAGCCACTGTAGCTCAAACTTGGCGTTGTGCGCGATGACGAAGTCCGCGTCTTTAATGTCCTGTTCCAACTCGTGTTGGTCGTACTCGTCGCCGTAGTGGTCCTTGGCGACGACCTTGCCATCGTCCGTGATCACGTACCAGCAAGCTAGTACGATGTGGTTCTCCTTTACAAGCGCCGAACCTTTCTCCAAGTTCGTAGTCTCGAAGTCGAGAGCTACTACTTTCTTGGGTCTCTTGTACCTTTCGATAGCAGACTTAGGAGAAAGGAGGAACCAAGGCAAGTTATCGTTGGTGATTACCATGTTCCTCCTTTGCTTTTACTGCGTGTTCTCGAACTCCGCCATCCAACGAAGGACGTTCTCCGAGAAGCCGTCGATGTGCGTCCACTTGCCATAACCCACGCCGTTCTTGTAGGAAGCGACGTTGATCATGTAGGCATGCTTGGCGACCGGGTCCGGCGGGCGTACAGTAGCCTGCTCGTCGGTAATGACGATCAGGCGGTCGTGCGGTAGTTTGTTAACAGCCGCGACGGCCTGAGCTAGGTGGGTGCCGCCGTGGAGCTGCGAGCTAATGATCTCAGCGATGCCCGGGATACCCTCATGGGCCGCGACCTCTACCGTCTTGTACGAGAACGAGAACACACGCACGTTGTCGGACGGAACGATGGAGGCTAGCGCGGCGGCCGCGTCCATACGAGTGAGGTCAGACTTACCTGACAGCTTAGCTTCCATGGAACCAGACACGTCCACCAGTACGATGGTGTGGCCCGGCAGGCGCGGCAGCTCCTTCACCGTATCCATCAGCGCCTTGTTAAGGGCGCGGGCGTAGGCCGGAGCAGCGCGGTACGCCGCCACGTAGCGGAACGGCAGGACGCGGTGAGCGCCATTCTTACGAGCCATGATCGCGTCGTTGATCTTGGCCGAATCGACACCAGCCTCCTGCATGTTGCGCAGGTTACGCAGCAGGGCGAGGTAGCCTAGGGCACCCTCGTCCAGCAGACGAGTGAACGTAGTGCGCTTGTCCTTACCAGCCGACAGCGCCACCTCCCAAGTGTCCGGAGACGGGAGCGTTCCGTCGATCAGCCGCTTCCACACCGCCGCCTGCTCCGCGTTCTTCGGCTTGGCGTGACACAGGAACAGCACGTCACGAAGCTTGATGGCGTTGTCGCGGTTGTACTTTGCCAGCTGATAGGCGTCGAACTTGACGAATGCAGCGGCCAGTCCCTTCTTCACCTGAGCCGATAGCGGCGTGCGGCCCTTGCGCCAGTACAGGGCAAGGAACTCGGACAGCTCGTCCGGGCGCTGGATGATTGCCTCCAGCGTACCCGAGACTAGGCCCGGGACACCGGCGCCGGTGCGCGCCAG